ACCCATGTAATAAACAGTCGCACCAACGGCTCTTAAAGCCTCCACAATCTCTTTTTCGTTCTCATCCCGCCTAGCAGCTCTACGCATACAACATCTCGTCTGCTGCGGTTTTAAACCAAGCGTAGTCAAAAAGATACATCCACCTCAAAATCTCATCTTTGCAGTCGTAAGCCAAAGATAAATAGAAATACTCCCATTGTCGTAAATCGTAGTAATTAATTTCTTTTTGCGTCATTTTCTAGCTCCTTTACTTTAGCTGCCACATCCCTGCCTAAATCTTTTAAAAGTGGGTCTTGCATCTTCTCTTTAACCGCTTCCCTGACGTAATCCCTCCAACCCGGTTTCATAGCCTGTTCAGCCCAAAACTTCACGATTGAGGCATATTCAGCATCCCAGTCAAACATTAAAAATCCACTTTCGCATTTCGTTTTGGTTAACCCGTTCACGTTTCTTTTCGTCAGCTCGTTTGGGGTACTTTGCGGTGTTTAGTTGTTTTACGGGTACACCCCACTTAGGGACGGGTTGCCAGATGGTTTTAAACTTGTCTTGTGAATTGTCTTCTGAGTACATCAATCTTTTCCTTTATCTCTGGTGGCATTGGAACGCCGGGAGCTGGGGGTATGTATTTTTGAGGCGGTGGGGGCGCTTCAGACAATAATTTTTTAAACTGTATCAAATTTGGTGGACGTTCAGGCAAATGCTCCAAAGCCCATTTGAAGTTTTCTTTATTCCCGTGAAATCTTAGCTCGTAAGCCCAAAGCTCCTTGACTTCATTAATGTCGTTTAAAGACCACATCGAATCCCAATAGCTTCCGTAAGTGTTACTCAGTCTTAAAAACAGTCTGTCTATGATTTGCATGTCTAAGCTCATTTCAACTCCAAAAAGTTATCTGGTGTTATGTCAATAACTTGTCTACGGGATTTCCCTACCAACTCGTCATGACGCTTTTGCTTGATTTCCAAATCTGTTTGATAAAAAGACTTGTTTTGTTCCTTTGGTTTATCTTTTACCCACTCCGCTTTAAAGCTCCTCCAGCCTCTTGAAACGATTTCTGTTAACGCCTGCTCAAGCGTCCAATTAATCGCCTCAGACTCGCGTTTAATGGCTTTGATAACGGTTTCTGTAACTGCTGCCCTTGATAATTTCCTTTGGGCTAAAAATGATTCCCAAGTTTCCTGTGTTACGCCTTCGGGCGCTGTATTTATATTATTTGGTTTATGGTTATTGGTTATTGGTTTATGGTTATTGGTTGGTTGCACGGTCGTTGAACGATTGTCCAACGGTCGTTGAACGTCCGTATTATTTCTGTTGGATGCTCGTTTAAGAGCTGATGCTTTACCAGCTTTAGAAGCTGAAGTAATTAATGATTTGTAATTATTAATTTCTTTTTCGCATCTAGAGTGAAACCAATGTTTTTGGTCTTCAGAAAGTGTAAAAAACATTCCTAAAATGCCTCTTACGGTATCTTCTGATTCTCTTGAATTGGTTTTCATCGTCAATTCAAACATATTATTTGGCAATGGCGATTCTGTATCGTAATAAAGCCAAATAAGTTTTAAATAAATGCCAATTTCCTCATTAGTTAAAAATGAGGTGTCTTTGATAAAGTCACCAATGTGGTGTTGATAATAATGCATTAAATGCCCTCGCAAACCTCCGGAAAAGAAACTATGGCAGGAGGGAGGTTCTCTTTTCAAAAGGGGGATCAATCCCTTTCTAGCCCAGTTTCAAAAAATTATATATCTTAAAAACGTGGTTTTTCATCAAACCACTCAGGTTTTAGGACTTTTAATTGCCAAACTCGCATATCTGGCAACTTTCTTTTTTTCCAAGAATGAACAACCGCCCTAGAAACTCCTAGAATACGCGCTAAATTGCTTTGTGTGCCTGCTAAGGCAATTGCTTTATTAATGTCCATGTTGTAATTATATCTACAAAAGTTGACATAAAAGCAACACTTTTAAATAAATATTCAAATATTTGGTTATTTTGTCAAATTTCGTAGACAATAACAAACATCAGCAAAAACTGATACCGAGTAAATTTAGATAAATTAAGGACTATATGACTATCAAATTCATCAAGGGTAACATCAACCCGACTACCAAAAAATTCCCCCGTACTTTAGCTGAAGCATTTCCAGATGCGCCAGAGCCTAACTTTGACCGTCCTATGGACAAAGAAGACGTTTTGGTTATCGCAGTCTGCGTGGTTATCGCAGTTTTATTTGTAGCAGCAATCGTAGGAGGTTTAGCATGACAACATCAATTTACGCAGCTTTTGTTAAGGCACAAAAAGCATTTGGTCCAGCTTTAAAGACTTCTACCAATCCACACTTCAAATCACGCTACGCTGATCTAGCAGCTTGTATTGAGGCGGTTATTGATGCTTTAAACGACAACGGTATTGCTTTAATCCAAAAACTTCATCCTAGCGAAAATGGGGTGGCGATTGAGACTATATTTGTTCACGAATCAGGCGAATCCATGTCTAACGGGGTTTTGCACGTTCCTGCCACAAAACACGACCCACAGGGTTACGGTTCAGCTTTGACTTATGCCCGTAGATATTCCGTAATGTCGGCTTGTGGGATTGCTCCTGAAGACGATGACGGCAACATGGCAAGTCGCAAGAAAGAAAAGTCGGATGTCAATGAATCTCAAATGATGGATTGGCTAGAAGTCATTGCCCAGTCTGAAGACTTAGAAACTTTACAAAAGAACTTTGTTAAAGCTATATCTGCATCTAACGGTGACAAAGAATGGCAGCTTAAGATAATTGCGGTAAAAGACAAGATGAAGAAAAAATTGGAGGCTAAATAATGGCTAAATCCAAATTTACAAAAGACGTAACTAGAGTTTACGGAAAAATGTTAGATACATTCACAGACGAAAAAATGGATGTAACTTTGTGTGCAACGATTGATCTTTTGATTACGGTTGCAGATGTAATGGATTTAGAGTTTTTAGATGTAATAAATCATCTAATTGAAAGAAAACAACAGTTTAATGAGGAAGCAAAATGAGCGAAATAGAACAAGGCACAGACGCATGGTTTCAGGCACGACTAGGTAAAGCAACAGGATCACGCATAGCTGACATTGTTGCCAAAACCAAGACGGGTTATTCAACCAGCAGAGAAAACTACATGGCGCAGCTAATTTGCGAACGGATGACAGGCAAAGTAGCTGAATCCTACTCAAATTCTGCGATGCAATGGGGTACAGAGACAGAACCACTAGCTCGGGCTGCGTATGAAGTCAAAACAGGGCTTACAGTCAATCAAATCGGTTTTGTAGATCATCCAACCATATTAATGACTGGAGCATCACCAGACGGGTTGGTTGGTGATTCAGGGATGATTGAGATTAAATGCCCAAACACCGCAACTCACATTGAGACATTGTTATCTGGCAAAGTACCGACAAAGTATCTTACCCAAATGACTTGGCAAATGTGCTGTACGGGAAGACATTGGACTGATTTTGTTTCTTACGACCCAAGACTGCCTGAGAATCTTCAGTTATTTATTAAACGGGTTGAATACGATCCAAAATACGCAGCCGAGCTGGAGCAGGAAGTAATCAAGTTTTTAGACGAAGTAGAGCAGAAAATTAAACAATTGGAGAAAATTAATGGCTAAAGTATTGAAGGAAATCACCACCATCGTGGGTAAATACACCAACGACAAAGGTGAAGAAAAGAACCGTTATCACAAGGTCGGGATGATTATTGAAACTAAAAACGGGGAAATGCTCAAGATTGACAACATCCCACTAAAGGAAAATGGTTGGGACGGTTGGTGTTATATAAATGAGCCAAGACCAAAAGACTTTAAGAAGGACGATGACATCGGATTTTAATTTCGGGGAGGGGTACGGGTTAGCGCCGTGCTGGGATTTGTACAAGTGTAGAAACGCTGCTTTATGCGAACCTCCCCACCAATTTAGGATAAATTATGAAAACATTTAATATATTTGCAGATTTAAACAAAATAATTGATAGTGCTCTGGCTCGTATAACCGACCCAGAAACGTCAAAAGAGGCAGCAGCGACAGTAGATGCAACCAAGCTAGAAAAGATCGTCCTAGACGTGATTAAGAGCTTTCCTAATGGGTGTATCAGCCAAGAAGTTGAATGTGCTTTACCCCACATTAGGGCATCGTCTATAACCCCTAGATACAGACCTTTGATGAAAAAAGGTTTGATTGAGTTTACGGATGAAAAGCGTCCTGGATTTTCAGGTCGCAACCAAAGAGTAATGAGGGCAATATGAAACACAAACACGCAGAACTAATCAAAAAGTGGGCAGACGGGGAAAAGATTGAGAAAAACATCTTTGGTATGTGGAATGATTGCCCTAACCCAAATTGGAATGAACTTGAGGAATATAGGGTAAAACCTAAGCCAACCGATGATTTTGCGGTTTCTGCCTGCGTTACTTTTAAACCACAAAGTGACGGCAGTTACTTAGAATTCAGTAAAAAAGGCACACATAACGTTGAATTCTTATTTGACGGACCAACTCAGAAACTCAAAGGAATCAGGAGGATGCCAGAATGAAATACTTAATTCCAATCCTAATATTGGCTGGGTGCGCCCAAACGCCTCCTAAACAAGAAATAATCCCGGTCACCCCACCTGTTGTGCCTTTGACAGTTGAGCCAAGAGCGCAACAGATGTCTAGGACTGAAGTTATCCAAGCTACGATGCAATGTGAGCAGGACGGTCTCAGAGCTGTCCCAATCATGTCAAAACGGATGATTAACGGGTTTTTAAGTGATATAGTGATTGACATTCAATGTCTACCTAAGAGGCAGCCATACTTTTGATTAGCTTGATTGTCATTTTGATGCTGTTGTCGCTGGGAGCAATCGCAGCGATTTCAGCCATTTGGTTTGTGATTTTGTACAAAATATTTGTTGAAAATAAAGATTAATCGGCTAAAATGGTTATGCTCAAAAGAGCTTTTCTTGCAAGAAAATTAATTTTTTAAGGATTATCATGTATTCAACTCGTGCAGAATCAGGCGAAAAATTGCCTAAAGGCGTTAAATCTAGCGACCGTACTGGTGAAAAGAAAGTTGGCGCTTCAATGGTTGACAAGGAAATGGGTGGCGTACCATCCACAACTGGCGCAAAAGCTCCTAAAGCAGCTTTGTCTAGCGACACAACAGGTGAGCGCAAGGCTAAGATTGCTGGTGGCGTAGGCATGGGACGCATGGATGGTATCGGTGCTCGTGATGCAAGCCACATGGGTCGCGTAGACGGTATGTGCGGTGAACTAAACGATGGCTCAAAAGAGCGCATGGTTTATGAGCACAAGCGTATGCCCCACACCCAAGATTAAAGCGTAGAGAACCCGTGGGAGCACACGGGACTCTACTAACCAAAACAATTAATAAGGAATTGAGATGGCTGAGACGTATTGTAAGACTTGTAAATACTTTTTAATAGAGACAAACGCCCAAATGGGCAGTTGCCGTAGATTTCCCACTTACCAAAACCGTCATTCAACAGAGTGGTGCGGTGAATTTAAGGTGGTAGTTCAGCATACGGATTTGCCCGACACGATAGATAATTTAGTTGCTGCTGCCGAAAAAGAAGAAAATTGGGGTAGTTTAGCAATGGCAAACCCTCAATTTATTGCAGAACAAGAAGTTACTGATGCAATAAGAAAATTGGTTGACAACCCCAAAAACAAGGGTGGCAGACCAAGAAAGGTGTCCAGAATATGAAGCCGATCAAAGACAAAATCATTGTCAAGCCTGTACCCAGAATCCAGTCAACCCTTTACATTCAGACCGCAGAAGTGGATACTTGCGGTTATGTAGTCGCAGTTGGAGATGAAGCTGCTGAGGAGGGTTTAAAAGTCGGGGATAAGGTCTGGTTTGGGACTTTAGCCAAAGACTACAAAGACGAATACTTGAAATATCACAATTTTAAGGACGGCGATGAGAAATTTTTAGTAATGTCTTGGCAGGATGTGTGCTTCGTTGAGGAAGTTGAATAACTGGAATTTTTAATGAAACATAAATTTGCGAATAATGGAACTTTAAGTTTGCAAAAAAGGCTTAATCAGTTACGTTATGATGCAAAAAAGAAATATGGGTTAACTAGAGAAGAAATTGTTACATTAAGAGATCAGCCTTGTGAAATTTGTGGAAATAAAGCTAAAAAAATGTGCATTGACCATAAAATACCATCCACTTACAGGGGAGTTTTGTGCCAACAATGTAATACAAGGTTAGGTTGGTTTGAAAAATACCAAGAAATTATTGTGAATTATCAAAAAAGAGGACCTCAAAATGCCATTAAAAAAGTCAGCAACGCCTAAAGCATTTAAACAAAATCTAAAAACTGAGCTAAAGGAAGGAAAGCCCTTGAAGCAAAGTTTGGCAATAGCTTATTCTGAAAAACGTGAGGCTGAAAAAGCCAAGAAAAAGAAATGACTAAAGAAAAATTAAAATTTATTTTAGAAAAAGCATTTGCAGAAGGTTTTTATGAAGGTTTTAAAACTTCAGGAGAAGGCTGGAATGGAGAATATCCATTCAGGGATAAAAACCTTGAAATAAAAAATCATGCAAGTATTGTTGAAGATTTAGATGAGGCTTGGAATAAATATATTTTAGAGGAGCAAATATGAGTGAAGAATGGCAAATATTTTTTATGTTTGTTGGAGCTGGATTAGGTTTATACGTTGGTGCATTATTGTCTGTATATTTTGAAATTATTAAAAAATGAGTAATTTAGCAGTACACATTTACGTTGCTTTAGGACTGGATGAACATTTGTTTATGAAGTGGAAATCTGGTAAAAACCCTAAATCAACTAAAAAAGGTCCCGGTCGCAAACACAAACAAGGAGCATAAATGTTTAATTTTCAACACGAAGTACAAGACGTAAACCTAATCATCACCGCTTTAGAGCACAAAGCACGTGATATTCAGTTATTAATTCAAAAGTTAACTAAAACAGCTAATGAGCAGTTACCAGTTCAAAAAGTAGAACAAGCGCCGACCGATGCAAATCCAGCAGCTTAAAGTCGAAGACTTAATCCCTTACGTCAATAACTCTAGGAAACACTCAGACGAGCAAGTGGCTCAGATTGCTGCTTCCATCAAGGAATTTGGATGGACAAACCCCATTTTGA